CCGTACGACCCCCCCTCCCCCCCCCCCCCCCCGCCCGCCCACTATTCCACGCCTGCATCGGGTGCACCCAATGGGGGTAAGGCCTCGGGCTACAAATTTCCCCTCGGCCCGCTGATCTTGGTCACCTCGGCCACTGCCGAGAATGCCTCCGACACTGCCCCGTCGCCTCGCTTGAGCAGCGTCCCATATGCTGCAGTCGCGTCTGTCATAGTTTTCTCCTTTATTCTTTGTGCCACACCACGGCGTCTATCAGCGCGCCGTTGCGATTGGTCGCGTTGTTGAAGATGTCCAGCTCGTTGCCGATCAATATTGCGTAGATCGTCTCGCTGCCCACCGTCCCCGCGTAGCCGTCCAGGGCCAGCTTCACCTGGGCCGCCAGCTCGCGCACTTCCTTGAAATCGTCCGCCCAGGCGGTGAACTGAAAGCGCGGATAGGCCAGGTTGCTGAAGCCCTGGTGCGAGTGCACGCGTGGCCCGCTCACGCGCTGGTAGACCACCAGCGGGTAGGTCGCGTCCTGCGGCGCTTTGTCGGGATAGACCCGCGCGCCGATCAGCGCCGCCAGCCCGGCGTAGCCGGTCAGGCGGGTATACAGCGCCTCCTCGATCATACGAATACTCTCCGCAGCTTGCCCTCGATGAAGTCGATCACGCGCTTCTTGGCCGCGTCGAAAGCCGGGCGGATGAAGGGCCGCGCCGGCTGGCGCGGATCGACGCCGAATTCATTGTAGAAGGCATACTCGAATTTCCGATCGGTGATCGTCACGATCGCGTTCAGCGACCGGTCGGTCTCGTAGCCCTCTTTTTCGGTGAACCCTTCCTCGGCCAGCGTGCCCTCGTCGCGCGGCGCGCGCGTCTCGACCTCCGCGCGGAATATCCCGGCCCCCTCCAGGACCGCGCCCTTCACCACGGTGCGCGCCTCCTCGGATTTTGCCTTGAGCGCCCTCTCCAGCTCGTCCATGCCGGTTATGGTTATCCGCGTCGTCCGCCTGGCCATCACAATAGCTCCTTGCACATCAGGTGTATCTCGCGCCCGCGCGTCTCTGTCTCGACGACGCTCAGCACATCGTAGGTATGGCCGTTCCACGTCGCGCGCCACTTCGGCGCGACCCCACTCCGGTAGCGGATCCGGATCCGCGTCGTCACCTCGGCGTTGGTCGTCTGCGCCTGGAAAAATTCGCGCCCCTGGAGCGGCTCCACCGCCGCCCACACCGTCGCCCGGTCCACCCAGGTGCTCACGACCGCCCCGGTCGTGTCCTGGGTCTCGGTCGCTTCCTGGATGGTTACCCGCTGGCGCAGCAGCCCGGCTTTCATGTTATCGCCCTCGTGATCGCCCACTTGGTGGTAAATTTGCCGCCTTCCGACAGCACGACGTTGAGCCCTGTCGTCGGCGCGATGCCCTTCACGTCGTAGTGCATGGTCAGCGCCTGCAGCTTGACGCTCTCGACCGCCTTGAGCGTAAAGCGCACGCTGGTCGCGCTGGGCGTGGTCAGCGCGCCGTTGGCCGGCGCGATGTCCGACCCGCTCTTCGCGTTGAAGACCTTCAGTCCGGCCGACTTCTCCCACTGCACGACGGCCGCGCTGTCCGGGTCGGTCGGCTCCTTCTTGATGGTCACGTAGACCTTGGAATAGGTCGTCACGTCGGAGGGCAGGCCGGTCAGCGTCACGTCCCAATCGGCCCCCAGGTATTGAGTTACGTCGTCGCCGGCGACCGCGTCCTCGACGCTCGCCGCGCCCTGGGTCAGCGTGCGGGTGGCGTTGGACCAGATGTCGGCGATGAGCGTGCCGAAACTCGTCAGGCTGCGCGTGGTGTAGGCCCACACCGCGGCCGCCACCGCAGCCGCCGTCGGCGCGGCGGTGGTCGGGATGGCGGCAATGTCGGCGCTGACCGAAGCCCCCGCCGGCGCACCCAGGCGGGCGTAGCTGTCGCCTATTTGATTTGCGCTTGCCAAGGTGAATACCGGCGCGGCCACGTCGAGTAACTTCTTCAGGCCGGCGGCCAGGTAACCGGCGACGGTTTCAGACAAGACGGATCCAAGAATGGCTAAGATGTCGGCGCCCACCAATTCCTGCATGGCCGCCACTGTTTTTTGGTCAACCGTCGCGTCGGCGGTGGTCATATAGGCCGCATAGGCGTAGGTAGACAAATCCGCATTGGCGAGGCGGTAAAGATACCCACCCTTGGCCGACGCGGTATCCTCAGTGCAAGCCGCGTCGGTGACGAGAGCGTTAAGCGTCAAGTCGGCCAGGGTAATGCGCGTAATACGGACGGTGACATCGGCCAATCCGGTCTTACCCGCCTTCGACGCAATGAAGTGCCCGCCGAAAATAATCGTGCTCATCGGCTCATCCCAATCTGGTGAGGAAGTACCTCATGTCGGCCCCAGTAAGAACTCCATTGGCGAGTTGAATGTTATTCAACAGACCATAGACGTTTTCAGCGTCGGCGGCGTCTGCCAATCCCAACTCGACAGCCAGGGCTGCATAGTCATAGTCTCCTTCGGGTGGAGCTTCACGAATTGCCCCAAAGATGCCAAGCAATGCCGCCGCTTCTTCTTTGGCCTGCTGCAACTGCGAGACGAGGGAGCGCACGCGACCATTGAGCACCGTCTGCGTACCGCCTGCCAGATTTACGTGATTGGACATAGAATCCTCCTAAAATGCCATGGCCGCCGCCAGTCCGGCGACGTAGGCGGAGATGTTAATATTGTAAATATATATAGCTTGCATATTCCCGACCATGGGATAATACGGAGGCGCAGCACTTCTATTGGACGCCAAAATCCAAATATCTCTGGCACACGTCCCGAAAACATTGACTGTCAGCGATGCATCAAATACACCATTTCTATATGTGCCCGTTGGAGTTACTGCCAGATTTCCTGATAAAAGGACGGGAGCCGTAGATGCGGTGTTTCCAAAATCTATGAAACTGACTACTGCACCTGCCAAGAATATCTCTATAGTTTTGCCCGTACCGTCTACTGCACCAAATAATGCATCCCATGTAGAGGCCGAGTATTGCACAATAACCGACCACGTTTGGGTGGGGTATAGACCGGTTCGCAAGTATTGGGTGCCTGTTGCAATCCATCCCAAAGCAGCACTCCAACCTGGGGCAACGCCCAGATAGGCGTCATTCGCTCCAGGATTATTCAGGTTGGTGTAGCTCGCTGCTAGAGACGCCGCCCCTTTAGGCTCATAGGCGGCCATGCAATTCGCAGCCGGTATGCCGCCGGTCAGCCAACGACTAACTGCTGCCGCACTGGCCGGCGTCACCCCCAGCGGCCCGCTCAGTATCCTGCGCCCGCCTAATACTCGCCCGATCATTCGCCCTCAGTCTCCATAATCCTTCTTATGCGACATGCGCCGGCGCTGCCGGCAGCGCCGGCGACTCACTATTGCAACCTATAGACCGCCAGCGTCACGCTACTGGCCACCGTCCCGGTCACCGTCGCGTCCCAGTTCAAGTAGATTTTCCCCGCGTCGGTTCCGCTCGGCTGGTCGAAGATGCTCTTGTTGAACGGCCCGATGAGCACGACCGCGCCTGCCGCAATCGACTTCTCCACGTCGGCGATGGCGATCCCGCCCACGCTGCCGCCGGTGACCACCGTCAGCGTGACCGTGGCCGTGTATCCGTTCGTCACCAGGACGAAGTCATCGCCGGTATTGGCAAACTTTTGGCCGTCGCCCGAGGCCGCGCCCAGGCTCTGGGTCGTGCCGGTCACGATGATCGCCGTCGGCGTGATGGTGTCGCGCGTGCCGTCCTCGCCGGCCGCGTACGCCGGATTGCCGCCCAGGGCCACCAGCCCCAGGATGGCCAACCCGACCAGGATCAGCCCGGGCAAGATGCTCTTAAGAATCTTCATGACTACCCTCCTCACGCGCCGCGCGGCGCGTTCTAATAGTTCCGATCCAACATGATCAGGCTCTGCACTGCAAACGGCACCTCGCGGCTCACCTCGCCCGCCGTCGCCGCCTCGCGCTGCTCGTACCAGTGCGCCGCCAGCAGCAAGATTGCCTGGCGGTATATCTGCGGCACGTCGGCCGCCGCGTCGCCATAGCCGGCCGTGAACTCGACCTTGACCGGGTTCAGGGTGGCCAGCGTGTCGCTCGGCCAGGTCTCGCCGTAGTCCAGGACGATCCGTCCGGGCTCGCCGTCGGTGTCTGCGCTGTAGGTAGCGGCGGCGACGTCGGTCTCGGTTCCTCCCGAGTCGGTGTAGGTGAATTCGTCCACGCTCACGAGCGGCGGCCGCGGCAGCTTGATCTCGGCGCCGGCTGGGAAGCTGTCCAGGCAATAGCGCCACTCCTGAGTGATCAGCGACCGCCGCGTCGCCTTTTCCACGTACTCGCGCGCGGCCGTGATCAGCGCCTGGATTTTCGTGTCGTCGGCGGCGATGTCCACCCGCATGTGCAGTTTGGCTTCGTCCAACGACACTGGCTCCACGGCCGGCGCTGCGATTTGCTTGAGTATCATGGGCCGCTCCCCTGGGCCTATTGCCCCCAGTAGATCGTCGCCGTAACCGTCGTATTTGATATCATCTCGGCAGCCGCCACGGTCAGCCGGTCGCCAACCGGCAGCCGGTCATAGGCCCCGCTGATGGCGGACCCCGTGGACCCTGTCGCCTGCGCTTCCGGGTAGTACCAGGTGTCGGTGTAGGTGTCGGTGAGCGCCTGGATGGTCAGCGCCGGCGTGGCCTGGCTGATGGTGATGTCGGCCGTGCTGGTGACACTTGCACCATAGTCGAGATTGATGGCGTAGATGTGCCCCATCACCGACCCGCTCGTGCGTGCGCTGGCGCTTGTCGTCCCCACCGTGGCCGGGACCGATACCACGACCTGGTCCACCTGCAGCCAGCCATAGCCGGATTGCTGGGCCGCCGCCGGCGTTGCCGGGTGCCCCGGCTGCGCCAGGGCGGCGATGGCCACCAGCGCCAGGATGGCAATGATCGGCCGAATGCGCTTTTTCATCGTCCCCTCCTGGCCTTCGGCTTCGGCCTGGCCGCTGTTTCAGGCGGCGCGATGGTGGCAGCCTCCGGCGCCGGCGGCCCCTTCAGTTCCACCGCGGCCCCGCCCGCGATGAATTGCTCGGCGAGCGATCCGGTCACGATCTGGCCGGGCTGAAAGACGCCCTCCGGCCCGGCTGCCAGGTTGATCATTTTAGCTTTTTTCATGGGCCTAATTGTCAACCTCGCCGATCTGCACCCACTGCGTACCGTCCCAAATAAACGAGGCGGTGTCATACTGGCCTAGCGATGGGGCAGAATAAGAGGCGGTGTCGGTGATCACCACGGTTTGCTCCGCAGTATTGATGAGCACCAGCAGCGTGCCTGTCACGTAGCCGGTCGATTTGATCGTCACCGTCACGTCGCCGGCTTCGGTGATGGGCTGATAGGTTCCGGTCGGAGTGATCACTCCATTATCGGTCAGGGTGAGCGCGCCTTGCACGTCGGCGATATAGAAGTCGTTGACCTGCGAATCTCCTTCGGTCAACGTCACCCCGCCGGCTGCGATGGTCGCCCCGCCCGCCGAGACGGTCAGTCCGCCGGCCGTGATAGTCGCCCCGCCCGCCGAGACGGTTATGCCCGTCGTGGCCGTTATCCCGCCGGTTACGGTCGTGTCGCCGGTGATGGCCGCCCCACCCGCCGAGACGGTCAGCCCTCCCGCCGTCGCCTTGAGGCCGCCGGCCGAGGCTGTCACCCCGCCCGTCGTGGCCGTGATCCCGCCGGTGGTTGTCAGCGTGCCGGTGATTGTCGTGTCGCCGTTGATCGCCCCGCCGTCGACGCCGGCAGAGGTTATGTTGCCGTCGGCGTCGACGCCGGCTACTGTCGTGCCCTTTTTCTTGATTTCCAGCGACCAGCCCTTGCCGTAGTTGTCGATGACGTTTTCCGGCGTGGCCGTCCCGACCGTGGTCGGGATGAGCACCTTCACGCGCGGCAGGACCACCGTCGCGCCCGGCGTCCCGACGATCTTGCCGCCCGACTGCACCACCAAGGAATCCCCCTGGTCGCCCAGGTACACCTTGGTGATATACTGGGCGGTCGCCGGCCCGGCCAGCGTGCCGAGCAGCAGCACCACCCCGACGATTAAAGCGATTCGTCTTCGGTCTTTCATGCGTTATACTCCTTGCTTTGCGCTCCCGCACCGCGTCGGGACCCCGGCGCGGTGCGGGTCTATTTCTTTCGCTCTACGCTTCACGCTCCCCGGCTAGGCGGTCCCTTCAGCCGGACTGGCGTGCACTTCGGACGCCTGGGCCGCGGTGTCGTTGTCGGTCGGCATCTTGTGCGCTCCGTACTGGATGGCCCACACCGCCTCGATGGTCGTGCTGGTTCCGCGCAGCACCGCCAGGCGCACGTAGCGCTCGGTCGGCCGGTAGATGTCGAGCACGAAGTCGGTCTGGGTAGCATCGGAGAGAATCTTGGTCCCCTCCAGGTCGGCCATGGTCCCGCCCGCGGCGTCGGTGTCCTGCTGCGCATTCACGCCGTTGTTGGCCGCGGCCGTTCCGATGCTGGCCACGAACACCACCCCCTCGAAGCCGGCCATGTCCAGGATGTCGCTGTAATGCGTGGACCCCGCCGCGCTCTCGTAGGCGTGCACCTTGGTGATCTTCACGTTTTGCTTCTCGTTCATAGGGTAAACCTCCCCTTATTTTTGACGTTTGACGCTTGACGTTTGACGTTTGACGCTTAGTGCTGGATTAGCTCGCGGCCAGTTTCACCCGGACGAACGCTTCCTCCAGCACGGGCTGCCCGTCGCTCTCCAGTCGGCCGATGATGCCCACCTGGTTGTTCGCGGCGTACAGCTCCTGGAGAAGCTGGAATTCCATCGACATGGCGTCGGCGATCCAGTAGCCGGCCGCGAAGTCGCCCAGGATGCCCACGTATTGCGAGGCCGTCATGGTGTTCGGCGCGTACTCCGACATGTTGACCGGCATGCCCAGCACCCGGTCCGGCTCGCCGACGCGGACCGATTCCCGCCAGATGTACTGGCCTTCGCCGTCCTTCAGCTTGGCGATCGAGGCCATCACGTCGCGGTGGAAGATCCACTGCGCGCGCGGCCAGTAGGCCGCCTTGAGCGTGTACTTGGCCCCGATCAACCCGTCGAAGGTCGGGTACGTGGCGGCGTTTCCGGTCGCGTAGTCCCGGCTGGTCGAGATGCCGTCAGCCGAGGCCGTGAAGATGCCCAGCGGGCCGGTCGCCCCGGCGCCGGTCATGCAGGCCTTCTCGAAGGAGATGGCGAACTTGTAGGCCAATCTCGCGCGCACCAGGCCGTCGACCGACGGCACCTTGCGCAGCAAGGTCCGGCTGATCTTGATCCGCTTGGCCAGCGGGCGCGGGTGCAACTCGCGCTTGCCGAAGGACATGGTCGAGTCCTCGCTGCCGGTGGCCAGTTCCGAGGTCCAGTCGGCGTCGGCCGGGTCGGCGTCCAGGGTCGGCACGCCGAGCGTGTCGGCGCTCGATACCTGGTAGACGGTCGCCAGCCGCCGGATGAAGGTCTGGTCGTCCACTGCCATGATGAGCTGGTTGACGAACTGCTCGGGCGCGTGCAGGTAGCCGCCCGAGGCGTCCAGGTCGTTCTGCAGGGCGCGCAGCTCGGTGGCCGGGATGCCCCGATAGTCCTGGGTCAGCCAGGCCGGGAAGATGCGCTGGAAGGCTGCCAGGCGCCGTTCGGCGTCACTCGGCTGGCCGCCGCGCTGCTCGGGCTCGCTCTGGGTGTGCAATGGGGCGGCAGCACTCTCGTCAAGCCCGACCTCCAGGGCCGCCTGGCGCTCTTCGCGCTCGATTTGCGCTCGTAGGCTGTCCGCCTCGGCGATCAGGCTGTCCCACTGGGTCTGCTCTTCGGCCGTCAGGTCACGATTCTCCTGCTCGGCCCGGGCCAGGATGGCGCGGGCGTCGGCGATAGCCCGGGCCCGCCTGTTTCGCAATTCTCGTGCGTTCATAAGATCGTCTCCTTTTTGCTGAAAGCTGATCGTTGAATGCTGACAGCTTTCACTCTATCGATTTCAATTCCAATTCGCGCCGCATGGCCGACAGTCGCCTGACTACCTGCCGATACGGGCCTATGAGATCGCCGGTCGCCTGGCCGGCGAGCTGTTTCGCCATATCTCTCACGGCCACACTCGTTTGAGGGTAGGCCGGGAAAGTCACCGGACTCACGTCGTACAATCGCGCCTCGTGGATGATGCGCACCGGGAGCGGCTGCTCCGGAGTCGGGTTGCGCCACGACTCCTCGACGGCGCGGAAGCTGAACGAGCTCTGGTCGACGTCGCCGCGCTCGATGCTGGTCAGCAGGTCGCGCGCGTACTGCGTGTCGGGCGGATCGATATCGTAGCGCAGCCCGGTCTCGTCTTCGGCCAGCGCCAGGGTCCCCGCCGCCAGCCGCCCCAGGACCATCTCCGGGTTGTGATTGTTCAGCGCGCGCACATCGTCCTCGGCGATCGCTTTCGTGAATGCGCCCGGCAGGATCATCTCCCGCCAGCCGCCCAGGTCCTCAGAAAGCGTGTTAAACACCGAGGCGTAGCCGGTAATTTTTCGCGCGCCCGCCTCGCCCGTCGCTCTCAATTCCCGGCGCAGGTAGCGCCGCTCGATGTCGCTCGATTTCTTGTCCATAGCCCCTCCTAATGTTTGCGCGCAAACGTTGGGCGTCTAGCCCACGTCTGCCATGGTCAGGCAGTCGCACCCGTCGTGCGCCGGCGCGTGCCCGACGGAATAACTCGAATTCAGCGGCCGGTCCGCGCCCGCCGGCTGGAAATCGGCGCCAGCCTCGATGAAAAACTTCTCGATACCGACCACCGTCCCGTCCAGCCCCTGGCAATAGGCGCAGCTATCGCCTACGGTTACCCAGCGATGCCGGACCACGCCGGCCAGCTTATAAAACGCGACCGTGCAGGCGCCCATCATGGCCACCGTCTCGCGCGTCGTCACCTTGCCGGCGCGTTTTTCGTCCCACTCGTCGAGCCGCTGATTGAGGATCGGCTCGGGATCCTCGCCCGCCTGGAGCGCATTGTCGAGCAGGTCCTGGAGCTGCATCTGGCTCGATCCCGCCTCGCGCCGGCTCAGCGCCGCGGCATAGGCGTCCAGGAATGCGCGAATGTCCTCGGCCGTCTTGGGGTCTCCCCCCAGCTCGTCGGCCACGCTGGACCCTACGGCGTCGGCGTAGCTCAACAGCACCGGCAGCATTTGCCGCACCCAGAATTCGCGATGTTCGGCATAGAATTGCTTGAGCCAGGTCGCGAGCTGGAAGGCATCGCGCTTGCCCAGGTACTTGCTCACCGCCCGCCGCACGTCGGCCACCTCGCGGCGCACCACCCGCCCGGCCGCCTCGTCGATCAGCCGCCGGTAGCTGCGCTTGAGGCCCTGGCGCGCCTTGACCAGGTTGGCCACTCTGGCCGCCCGCTGCTCGGCGCCGGCAGCCGGTGGTCTATGGTCGAGCGATCGCTGGTCCTCGTCGCCGGCTGCCGGCGCCGGTTGTGGCGGCGGCTCGCCCACGCTATCCGCCGGCACCATATTCAGCGGCACCAGGTACACGTCGCCCCCGTCGACGGGATTCATGTTCTCCATCTCGCGGATTTCATTGGCCGACAGCCAGCCATTCTGGCGGCCCTGGGCATAGGCCTGGAAGCGGCTGGGCGTGTCGCCGCGTAATAGGGCGTTCACCAGGTGCTCGGCGTAGAATTCAGTCCGCTCGCGCTCGGTCAGGAGCGCGCGATAGATGCTCTGTTCCCAGCGCACCAGCCAGGGCGACAGCGTATACGTCACGAACTCGATGCTCTGCTGCTCGATGTTCGAGAAGGTCGCCCGGTCCAGGTCGGCCAGCATGTGGGGCGGGATTCTGAACAGCCGCGCAATCTCCGTCACCTGGAACTTGCGCGTCTCCAGGAACTGCGCCTCGTCGGGCGGCACCCCGATCTGCTCGATCTTCATCCCCTCTTCCAGGATGGCCACCCGATGCGATTGCTCCAATCCCTGGTGACGCATTTCCCAGGAATTCTTCAGCCGGTCGTAGGCATCGTCGCTCAGCAGCCCGGGGTGCTCGAGCACCACGCCCGCCCGCGCGCCGTTGCCGAAAAAGCGCGCGCCGTACTCCTGGGTGGCCAGCGCCAGGCCGATCGCCTCCATGGCCTTGCGGATCGGCGAGTAGCCGACCACGCCGTCGTTGCCCATCCCCTTGATGTGCCACACCCGCTCGGCCGGCAGGACCTGGGCCGCTCCGCTTGACACGTTGACCACGTAGAGGAGCTGGCCCCCCACGCGCCTGACTTGCATCTTGTCGACCGGCAGCGGCCACAGCGCGCGCACTCGCCCGGCGCCGTCGTACTCGATCTCGGCAAAGCAGTTGCCCCAGCCCGCCAGGTGTCCCATCAGCGTCTCGCGCAGCTCCATGGACGTCATCTCGGGATTGGGCAGGTCGTGCAGCAGCGGATACAGCCGGTGATTCGTCGCCCGCTCGCGCCCGCGCGGCAGCCGGCGATAAAGTATCAGCGGCAAGCTGGCCACCGTCTCGGCCAGGATGCGAATGCAGGCGTACACGGCCGTGCTCGCCAGACTGCCGTCGACTGTCACGTCCACCCCGGCCGCCGTCCGGCCGCCGAGGAGTTTGACCAGCCACTCATCCGGCTCTTGCGACGGGTGGGCTCGTTTTTCTGTGAATAACAGGCGGGTTACAATGCTCATCCTCGCCTCTCCAGCAATATGTCCAGGCCGATCAGGGCCAGGCCGGCGCCGATCAGGGCCGCCGGTGGATAGATCATCCACAGCCCGCCGGCGACCAGGACCACCCCGGTCCCCAGCATCAGGTCACGCCAGCTCGGCTTCATTTCTGCCGCCATCTCTGATAGTAGGCGACGAGTATCTTCGCCCAGGCGATTAAAAGAAGGACAATGACAAATGGCCACTTGTACCACGGCCAGTTAAAATCCTTAGCGGCCCCAAATAGCAAGATAGGCCAGCCCCACCAGCGAATCGATATCGAGACCTGGACCTCATTCACGCCCGGGATGCGATGGCCTATTTCTACTTCCATCCAGCTCGGCGGCTTCATAGTGTTAAAATGCCCCGTCCCTCATACACGCTCTTCGTCGGCTTGGCCTCGCGCCGGATCGCCCTGTCCAGCCCCATGATCGTGGCCACCAGACCGTCTATCTTCTGCCTCGATTTCTGCTTATCGGGCTTGAGGTTGCCGGCCGGATCCTGGCGAAGCACCATGTTATCGGCCATCCAACGCAGTACCGGGTGACCGCCGTGCGCCAACTTGCGCGCCATGACCAGCCGGATAAGTTCCTTAGTTGGGCCGGACATGGAGGCAAACCCTTGACCGAAGGGGACCATCGTAAACCCCGCCCCGGCCAGGTCCTGGCTGATCTGGAAGGCGCCCCAGCGGTCAAAGGCCACCTCCCGGATATTGAATTGCTCGCTCAGCGTCTCGATGCGCAGCCGTATGGCTGCGTAGTCGAGCACATCTCCCTCCGTGGCCTCGATCAATCCCGCCCTCACCCAGGCGTCGTAGGGGACCTGGTCCCGGTGAACTCTCTCCGGCATGTCTTCGGCCGGCAGCCAGAAATGCATCAAGACGTAGAATAGATCGTTCTCGTCTCCCGGCGCCGGAGGAAAGACCATGCTGAACGCGGCGATGTCGATCGAGCTCGACAGGTCGAGGCCCGCGTAGCATTCGCGCCCCGCCAGGAATGCCGGCAACTCGTCGAAGCGCAGCGGGCCGGTGGAGGCGTCCCAGGCCGCCAGTTTTATCCACCTGTGCTCGCCTTTGACCCAGATGTTCAAGTGCAGTCGCAGGAAGGCGTTGAGGGCCGAGGGTAAATGCTGCGCTTCGTTCGCCTCTTCTCTCATCTTGTCCAGCTTCTTGGAAACGCCCAGGTTGGGATTGGCCTTGATCCAGCATGTCTCGTCGGTCCAGTCGTCTTCCTCGTCGATGGCATAGATGATCCCATAGAAGCTGTCGTCCTCGAACAGTCCCTCCAGGATCTGCTGGGTATAGCGGTGCATCTCGTAGCAAAACGACGCCTGGTCGATGCCCGCCGTCGTGATGGCATACATCAGCGGCTGCCGGCGCGCGCCCTGGCTGGTGCGGATGATGTCCCACAGGTCGCGCGTCGGGTGTGCGTGCAGTTCGTCCACCAGCCCGGCGTGCGCATTCAGACCGTCCAGGGTGGTCGCGTCGCTGGCCAGCGGCTCGTACTTCGAGAATGTCGCTTCTGAGTGAATGTTGTCCTTGAGGACGCCCACCTCTTCGAGCAGGTCGCTCGATTGCTTGACCATCCGGACCGCTTCGCCGTGGATGATGCGCGCCTGCTCGAGCTTGGTCGCCGCGGTGTACACCTCGGCGCCGTTCTCCCCGTCCGCAAAGGCTAACATCAATCCAGCACCGGCAGCTAGGGTGGATTTGCCGTTCTTGCGCGCTACCTCCAGATAGCTGGTCCGAAAGCGCCTGGTCCCGTCGGCGCGCTTCCATCCAAACAATATCCACAAGTGCGCCTGCTGCCACGGCTCGAGCGTGATCGGCTGTCCAGCCCACTCGCCCTTTGAATGCTTGAGCAACGAGAAGAAGGCGATGGCCAGCTTGGCCGCGCCCTCGTCGAACCATAGCCCGCGCCTGGCGCCGGTCTTTAGATCGCGCACATGGCGCTTGCAGGCCAGCCGGACCCACTTGCCCGCTACCTGCCGGCCGCTCAGCACGTCGGCGATGTACTGTTCTGCCGTGAACTCCATCACTCATTGACAGCCCGTCTCAGCTTCTCAGCCAGCGACAATTCCTCGCTCGGCCGCTCGATGCGCACCCGGGCGCGGCTCGAGGGCGTCGCGCCGAACTCGGTCAGGAGCGCCTTCATCTGGGCGATGCAGCGGTTGGCGATCACCAGGTAGCCCGACAGCGCCTCGTAGCCGTTGATCAACAGCACGACCGGGTCGTCGATCTCGCTCAGCCTGGCCTCGGCCTGGCGCCAGCGCGCATAGACGATGCAGTACATCTCCAACGCCGGGCGGTCCACTCTGGCCAGCACGCCCATGTCGTCGAGCTCCTTGACCATGCGCTGCCACTCGCGGCGCGCCTCGCCCTGCAGGTGGGATGGGCAGCGCAGCCGGTGTGTGCGCGGCTGCGGTACGTTGGTCGGGATCGGGCGTTTGCCGGCATTCCCCTGCAGGACCCGCAGAGCAACCGGCTTCGGTTTCCTCCCCTTCACCATTCCAATACCCCCCTCCTCAATTTCGCGGCGATATGTTTAAGGC